CTTGATGAGGCGCGCAAATCCCATGATCGTGAGATCCAGACGCTTACGCTGAGAGTTGCGATTCATGTTCAGGAACACCTTGTCGCCTGCCTTGAGATTGAGGTTCTTGCGAATACCCGCGCGCTCACCGTCGGACAGGGGCTTGAACACAAGCGAATCAATGCCGTGCTCCAGAACATCGATCTTGATGTTCGGCGTGGTCAAGCGGGTCATGAGATACTTTTTCCACTCCTCCGTGAAGCAGAGGATCCGGTCAGACGCATTCTCAATGTTGCGGAGCAGGCCCATGTCCGCACCCTTGTACACCTGATCCAGGTAGACCCACAGCTTCCACGACTTTGGGACATCCTTGACCTGCTGAATAAACTGGTTGATCACGATGGGATCGTTATAAATCATAATGATGTCGGGGTTGACCGTATCCACGTACTCCTTGAACTTGTTGAACCCGAACCCCTGCTCCTTCGGATCCTCATTAGCAGCCGCATCATACTGAATAATGCCCGTGAGCGGACGGGCAGGAGTCGGAAGACGGGCGGGGGTACGCTGGAACCCAAAATGGAAGATCTTGATCAGCGGCTGGAGCGTACCGAGCTGCTTGAGGAGGTTGTACGACACCTTCGAGTAACCCGTCACCTGCTCGGTGTGGGTAGAAACCAGTAGGAAGCGGACAGGAGCCATTTGTATGTATCATTTTCTAACCTGTAAATATAATAGCATGTCCGAGTATTACCCTACAGTATCACTTGATGGAACACCTAAATTCCTGAGCCAGCAGACTCGGTTCAAGAGTGCGTCGGAAGTCACGGAGATGAAGAAGCGCACAGTGGTAAATAATTACTACACAAACTATCCTCAGTCGCAGAAAGCGGCGTATGCGAGCACGTATACGACGTTCCAGGCAGGAGCGGTGTACAAGATCCGTAAAACTGTTCCGGGTGGTTCGTGGACTCCCACCTGTATAACTAAAAATACCAGCTTTGTTCAGGCTAATAATACTACTATCTTCCCCAGCGGAGAGAAGCAAACCCCCAATATGTATGTAACATCTAAGGCTGTTGTGAACAACCCTCAGTAATCAGTAAAAGGCTACACCGGGTGCTTCTGCGCTCTCTTTCATCTTCGGGATCTTGGTATACTGTGAGAACCTATCCATAAAGGGAACTGGGGGGATCGGGTACAGTTCTGTAATTGAATTACTCTTTGTCATCGCCCGCGCAATCACCTTGCGTGTCTGCGCCCCAATCCAGTCGTATCCGAAGCGAACGCTCATGTACGAGTGAATCAATACTGCGATAACCAGAATACCAATAAAGATATACGGAAGGTTCTTATACATTATTCATACCGTATAACATAATATAGCACAGTATGCCAGGGGGACTTGTTCAACTGACTGGGTTCGGTGCTCAAAACGTTTTTTTAAATGGAAACCCATCCATGACCTATTTCACGAAGATGTACAAGCGCCACACAAACTTTGCAATGGAGCATTTCCACCTCCCTCCGATGAACGTGACTGACACGAATCTCCCGATAGCCGGAACCAAAACATTTCGCTTCAAGGTTCCTCGCTATGCTGACCTGCTTCACGACTGCTATATATGCGTCGACGTTCCCGATATTTGGTCGCCTCTGGCCGTGATTGACGCTACAAACAATATTGCGAAAGAGTTCCAGTTTCAGTGGATTCGGAATCTCGGATACAATATGATTCAACAGGCATCGGTAACCCTCAACGGAACTCCGATTGCTACGATGACGGGTGAATGGATGAAGATTGCAAGTTACCTTAAACATGATGCAACCAAACGAGTGATTCTGGATAAGATGGTTGGAAACACTCCTGATATGTACGACCCGGGAAACAAGGCGGGGCTGTTTAACCAGTACCCTAATGCAATCAACGTGGATGGCGTGAATGCCCCTGCTCCCTCTATTGCGGGTCGCCAGCTGAATATTCCTCTCCCTTTCTGGTTCTGCGAAGAAATCGGACAGTCTCTACCTCTCGTCTCCCTCGTACAGTCCGAGGTTGAGATCCAGATCACATTTAACAATATCTATAATCTGTTCACAATCATTGACGTAAACCCTGCGAATATTGGTACACCGACGTTCCTCACCCGAATCGTCGGAAACCCCGCGGACGCACACCGTGGAATGCAAAATTTTCTATCCTATCCCGATGTTCAGGGAAATCCGACTAATCAGTCACTTCAGAATTGGAATTTTAATCCGTATATTGAGGCCAACTATATTTTCCTGACGGATACAGAGCGTGCACACGTTGCAGCGTATGAAAAATCATTTTTGGTTACTCAAGTTCGGTATGTTCGTAATGATAAGCAGTACGGATACAACGATGTTCCGATCCCAATGTACAATTTGTGTACCCGCATCGTCTCCCTTTTTCAGCGAGAAGATCGTATTCTTCTCAACGACTGGGACAACTATACAAACTGGGACAATATTTACTATCCTCCTGTAAATCCTCTCGTTCTCCCTGCAAACGCATTTTCTCCTCTTCCGCCCGTACAGTTTTATTCGTCGGGGATCCAGTTGTCCAATAACATGATCGCCCAGGACATTATGCAGGAGGGCACAGTCGTTCTAGACGGAGCTGAGCGCCTGAACACCAAGAACGTCAACTTCTTCCGTCTCATTCAGAACTACAAGTTTTCTAAGGGCGACACAACCATGCTCCCCGGAATCAATCTCTACTCGTTTGCGCTAGATCCCAACACAATCACCCAACCATCTGGAACGATGAATGGGTCAATGTTTAATCGTACGAATCTCCAGTATACGCTTCTCGTCCCGCCAACCGTCACGAGCATGATTGATGCATCTGGGAATACTGTACCGGTATCAAGCCCGCCAGCGATCTGTATTGTCAAAGGTACAGAATTCAATTCTGTTCCCACTCAGGTTCCTACAGGAGCCACCGTATCTCAGGGTCCCGGGATCCCGCCTCTCCTTCAGGCTGGACAGACATTGACTATTATACCTCCTAGCACCCAGTTTAATCTTCAGTATGGGGCATACTCATCTACGATCTACATTGAATCGTACAACTTCCTGAAGGTTACAAACGGGCAGGGTAATCTCGTGTTCTCTACATAATAATAAGGACAATGAATACGGACGACCCAGTCGCCGACGTTCCCCCTGAAGAAACGGCAACTGCAGTGAATAAACCAGCTGTATCATCAGCAAGTGGATACCTTGGTTATACACTCCTTCTCATCCTGCTTCTGATATACTCGCGGGCGGGATGGTACTCGGTGGAAACCATCATATTTGGGAGATTCCCGATAATGAAAGGCTACTCCAACATATTCCTAGTCATATGGTTCATCCCTATCCTAGGACTTCTTACCTCCATTGTGGTTCCATCTGTGGGAGGAATGTTCGGATGGGCCATCGCAACGGCCGTGTTTTCTGCAATTCCCATGTTTGCTGGATTCGTGTACGTTATCCTCTTCGGTCTTCCGCCTGAGACATACGAATACATTAGCGGTCTTTTTACAACGGTGTAGCATCCTCCTGTCCCTCTTTCTTGAGAAGGGGGTTTGCAGCATCGAGCATCAGAAGTTCGTCCATTGCCTGATGCGGATTCTCAAAGTTTCGGAAAAGAATCTGATTCACTTCGGCTGGGCTCCACTTCTCATCCAGTTCGGGATGCGACCAAAGTTCGTGGTCCACATCTTTGATATCGTAAAATCCTTCAATCATTTCACGGAGAACCGTGCGAGAACACTTCTTAAAATGAATAATCATATCAATACGTCCCGGGCGAATCAGGGCCCGATCAAACCGTTCAGGAAAGTTTGAAGTAAACACCAAGATGCGACCACTGGATTCCAGGGTTCCATCTAGGAGATTCAACAGAAAGGAGAGATCAATGGGATCCTTGATAATATCATCGTCTATGTCGGGCACAAACGGATCCTTGGGAGCTGCGACAGGTTCAGGGCGCTTCCACTCGCGTTTCAGGAGGACATCACCCATCGCGTCGGCATCCTCAATGATGTAAAGACGCTCGGAAATAGGAATCGTATACTTCTCCAGCACCGTTCCATTGAATACGTGGATATCATCGCTGAAAAAAAGATGACGAAGTTGAGTCTTCGTCTTGATTTCCGAGAGCTGAATATTGATAGGATGGCGACGAGCAACGTTTGCGATGGCCTTGATTTCCGACGTCTTTCCTGTTCCAGGGTCTCCGTGAAAGAGAAATCCCAGCGTATACGGAATCCCCTTCTTCTCGTACCATGAACGCTTTTCCAGGAAAAAATTGACGCGCTTCTTCACGATCGGCTGTTCCTCAAAGTACACGTTCTCAAATGTGCGAGTAGTGGAAAACTTGTGCTTGGTGTACACCAAAAAATTCTGAGGAAGAGGGTTCTGATTGGAACGCTTCTTCTTTCCCTCAACAATCTGATCGAAAAAGTAAAGATTGCTTCCAAGTTTGTTTAGCATTCGGCGCTCGTAATCTTGGTTGCAAGACTCCACAAACTTTTGGAGAGATTGAATCGGGTGGTCATACGACAAAAGCTGGAACTTGATGTTCTTGATATTTCCGTCGTCCACATCCACATGCGTAAGACGGAAATAGATATCCTCGTCTAGGCGTACCTCTTCAAACTCGTACGGAAGGTAATCATGATTCGCAATGGAGAGCAGGCGCTTGGTGTTGGGAGAGCAGGACACAAAGTGAATAACTGCGTCCATGCGGGTCAGGAAAGCGGGAGCTGCGCCCTTCGTTGTCTGAGGAGGCGGTCCACGTTCACATTCGATCACGGCCGAAGGTTCGCGACCAGAATAGGCAGTCTTAGTGGGTCCACGATAAGACCACACCCACGGAGGAATACGTTCGTAGAGGGAAATACCTAGCCAGGCAAGCAGAGGACGAAAACTGTTTCCGCTTGTCGTCATCACCTGGTAGAGCATAGACATCTTTAAAAGATCTTGTAAAGATGCCATTGCTTGAAGGGGATATTTTGGGATCAAAAATTTAACTTACTTATCGTTGTAGGCACTTGTCGAGCGTCGGTATTCCTTCGTGAACTGGCTTAGATCGCTTGAGACGAAGCTGTTGTGAGGCCTTATTGACTGTCTCATTCGATAGGGACACATACGATTTTACGTCGCGGACTGATGCCTGGGTGTTCACAGACGGCATATACAAGCGAACTGGCGGCATCGCCAGTTGTAGAGGCTTGGAACAGTGGTTCACAAACTCACGGTACTGTTGAATATCTAGATTTCCTCCAAAGATTCGTAAGACACGCTTATCAGGAGCCGGCTGAATATCCTTATCGCCATATAGTTGACGATAAAATGTACGAAGAAGTGAGTGTCGTAGCCATCGCTCGGACTCGGTACTGTGTGGCTCCTTGTAAATAGCCGCCAGCGCACACTCGGGACTGCAGTAGTTTCCCTCGGCCGTGTAAAAGTTTGTGTATGCGTCATAGTGGGTAGGAATCACAAAGGAATCTCCTGGAACTGAGTAGCAGCACCAGAGACATGCGGATCCCTTGGGATAGGATGTGGACACAGACAGTTTCGTCATCAGATCATGAATCACTGCCTCATCAAACCGACGCTCTTGGGTTTCCGTTGTCTGCAGAATATCCGAGTACTGTGTCGGACCCCCCGTTGCGGCAACCGGAACATCTACGCGCTCCTCATCAAAATCAAACTCCTTTCCTATTCGCAGGAAAAAGATCACGGGCGGAAGCTCAACCTTTGGTGTTTCGTCCACAACCTTCTTCGTTGTCTTCTTTCCCTTGGCAGGAGGCATTTGGATGAATACGTGTTTTCTCTGTAAAACGGACTGCCGTTTTCTTTAGCTGGGGGAGGGTACACCCAGAACCAAGAATGGCTGAAGCATACAAGAAGCACACGCACCGCGAGCACATCCTTTCGCTGCCCGATACCTATGTCGGGTCTATCGAGACCACGTCGGAAATCATGTATGTAGTCGAAGGGGAGTCGTTCAAGGAGAAGATGCTGGTGGGCTTCAATCCTGGATTCTACAAGTTGTTTGACGAGATCGTGGTGAACGCCCATGATCAGGTGGTCCGCATGCGACAGCGTGCGTCGGCGAATCCTGTGAAGAATATTACGATTGAGATTTCGGCAGATAACAAGACGATCACGGTGGAGAACGACGGCGAGGGCATTGATGTTCTGGAGCATCCCGAGTACGGCGTATGGGTTCCGCAACTCATCTTTGGCGAGTTGCTGACGTCCACAAACTATGACAAGGAAGAGAAGAAACTGGTGGGCGGCAAGAACGGCTACGGTGTGAAGCTGGCAAATATCTTCGCGAAGCAGATGACCGTGGAGACGGTGGACTCGGTCCGCGGCAAGAAGTATACCCAGACGTGGGAGAACAACATGACAGTGGTCAACAAACCCAAGATCGTCGCATGCAAGAGCAAGTCTTACGTCAGTGTGTCCTGGACCCCTGACTTCGCGCGATTCGGTTTGGCGGACATCAATGCGGATCTGGTGGGCGTGTTCCGTCGGCGGGCGAGCGATCTGGCTATGACGGTGGGGAAGGACGTCAAGGTGCACTGGAAGCACGGAGAGGAGAAGACGCTGATCAAGTGCCGTGATCTATCTGCATACGCTGGTGAGTTTGTGAGTACGCCGGTGGTGGCGCACACGAGCGATCGGTGGAACGTGGTGGTGGCCGACACGCCGTCGGACGGCTTCCTGCAGGTCTCGTTCGTGAACGGTATCTGGACATCCAAGGGCGGGACGCACGTGGACTACATCGTGAATCAGGTGGTGAACAATATCGTGGAGTTCTTGGAGACGAAGAAGAAGTTGAAAGTGAAGCCTTCGCTGGTGAAGGAGAATCTGGCAGTATGGGTGACAGCAGCGGTGGAGAATCCGGCGTTCTCGTCGCAGACGAAGGAGGCGCTGACCACGAAGAGCACGGCGTTCGGCTCAACGTGTAAGTTGCCGGAAGAATTCTTCAAGAAGCTCCGATCCAAGCTGGAGCTGGTAGACAAGCTGGTGGTGGCGCAGAAAGAAAAGGATGAGAAGGAGAACAAGAAGAGCGATGGACGGAAGAGCTCTAAGATATACGGTATCCCGAAGCTCGACGACGCCGCCCTTGCAGGTACCGCCCGTTCAGCCGAGTGCACTCTCATCCTCACAGAGGGCGACTCAGCCAAGGCGATGGCTCTCAGCGGCCTTACAAAGGCTCAACGCCAAACTTTCGGAGTGTTCCCTCTGCGGGGCAAAATCATGAACGTGAAGGACACGTCGGGGTCCAAGATTGAGTTGGCGAAGGAGATCGCCGAGCTGAAGAAGATCGTGGGTCTGGAGTCGGGCAAAGTCTACGAGAACCTGGGGAGCCTACGGTACGGCCGCATCCTCATCATGACCGACCAGGATTACGACGGGTCGCACATCCGCGGCCTTCTCATCAACTTGTTCCACGAGCTGTGGACGGAGCTATTCAAGATTCCTGGGTTCCTGACCTACATGGCCACGCCGATCGTGAAGGCAACGAAGGGCAAGGAGTCGCGGACGTTCTACACGCAATACGAGTACGACCAGTGGAAGGCGGAGAATGGACGGGGCTGGGCGATCCAGTATTACAAGGGTCTCGGCACCTCGACGCGCGACGAGGCGCAGGAGTACTTCAAGGAGATGAATGTGACTCAGTTCCGCTACACGGCCGATGCAGATTCAGCAGCGATTGATCTGGCATTCAACAAGGCACGGGCCGACGATCGCAAGACGTGGTTGCAGGGACATCGCGCGGAGGATATTGTGATCCCACGCGCAGACAAGACTCTGGCGTACGCAGAGTTTGTGAACCGTGATCTAATTCATTTCAGTCACTACAACCTGGAGAGGTCCATCCCGAGCATGATGGACGGGCTCAAGACGTCGCAGCGCAAGATTCTGTTTGGCTGCCTCAAGCGTAATCTGACCTCCAAGGTCAAGGTTGCGCAGCTCGCGGGCTACGTCTCCGAGCACGCGGGCTATCATCACGGCGAGATGTCGCTGAATGAAACCATCATCGGTATGGCCCAGGATTTCGTGGGCTCCAACAATCTGCCGTGGCTGGTCCCGAAGGGTCAGTTCGGTACGCGGCTGCAGGGAGGCAAGGACTCGGCTGCCTCCCGATACATCTTCACGTATCTCCAGCCGTTCATGAAGGATCTGGTTCCCGCCGACGACCTGCCGTGTCTCAAGTACCGCGACGATGACGGGCTGTCGGTGGAACCCGAGTGGTATGCGCCCGTTCTCCCAATGCTGTTGGTGAACGGTGCGCGCGGTATCGGCACGGGGTATTCAACATTCATCCCATCGTACAATCCTGTAGCGCTCAAGCAGGTTCTGCTGCGCTGGCTGAAGGGCGAGGACAAGGAAATCTTGAAGACGGTGGATCTGCCCCCGTGGTACCGCGGGTTCAGGGGTACGATCATGCCGTGCACGGATGGCTACGAAATCAACGGAAAGTATTCGTACAATGCGAAGACGAAGACAATCTCTGTCCAGGACCTGCCGATTGAGTACTGGACATCAGACTTTAAGGAGTACCTAGATTCTCTGTGTGAGAAGAAGGATTTCGTGAAGGATTACACCGACACATCCACCGACATGGACGTGAACTTCGAGATTGTCTTGAAGGACGACATGCCGATTGCCGAAGCAGCGAAGAAGCTGGGTCTGATCAGCAAAATCAAGACTACGAACATGCACGCCTTCAACTCTCGGGGCAACATCACCAAGTATACGACAGTAAATGAGATATTGGAAGAGTATGCTCATGCTCGTCTGGCGCTGTACGGTGTGCGCAAGGAGTCCATGCTTCGTGAGCTGAGGGCGAAGCTGCCGTGGCATACGAGCGTCGTCAAGTTCCTGACTCTCATGTGCAATGATGTGATTGATCTCCGCAAGAAGCCTCACGCTGACTGTGTTCGGATTTTGGAGACCCACGAGTTGACGGATATTCCAGATCTGCTAAAGCTGCCGATCAGTAGCATGACTCTGGAAAATATTGCAAAGCACGAGGCTGAGCTTGCTCGTCTTCGCGCGCGAATTGCAGAGATTGAGGCAACAACCCCCTCTCAGTTCTGGGTCGCAGATTTAGAGAATCTCATCGTCTAAAAGATAAGATATAAGAAGAATGGCGGGATTTCAATTAGACTATAAATCCCTGCTTGTGAATGCCGATTACGAAGCGCGAAGTGAATATGATTTTGATCCTAGGGTTGCTTTTTTGAATACAGCAGATACACAGCGGCCGATTGAGCCACTCAATTACACTCCTCCAACAACGCTCAGTGCAGCACCCGCAACAATTGAACAACTCAATGATGCTCCCGATACATTGGATACCCTGACTCTACCAGTTCAGCAGCCACCGTCTATGATTCCCCGATCCCGTATGATAGTCATTGATACAGCTCAGCGCGACTGGACACTTCAGCCCGATGCATACTCAAACGTATTTTCATTTGGAACTCAGACTCCTATGTCGAACGATGGACCACAAGTTGCGTTCTACTTCAACAATCCTACGATTCCTCTGGCAGCCTATCAGACGCCCTTATCTGCTCTCAAGGTTCCGGCTGGAAAACAGGTGCAGACAATTCCTAATATTACTCCCCTCGTCTTTCCTCCCGGCGCAAAGATCCCATCTTATTTTAGTACAACAGACCAGGGACTTGTCACCCCGAAGTATGGTTGGTCAATCGTTGTATCCAATAGTATTCTCTTGCATGCTCCTCAAGATATTTCATACTCAGATCCGAGTGTGAAGATCTTTTACTACCCAGTCTATAATTCTGCATTAACGTCAGGAGCACAAATAGGGATAGACATTCAGCCCGCAAGGTATGGAGTGAATAATTACCTCTTTTCTACCCAGCTTGCGCTCTCTAACGTTTCCGAAATTAAACTTCTTCGTACGATTCTTCCCGTGCGAGGAACTCAGCCGTACAAACCATCTACCTTCACAGGGTCCATTACGTATCCTGACGCATTCCATATGCAACCCTATGTGCTGATGACCATCCAAAATATCAAGGGAAACTATTACGGAGGATCTCAGATTGTTCAGAATTCGTTCTCTATTCTCACACAGAACACCCGCAATATTTACGATGGTGGAAATGCATATCCTGCGCAGTTCTCTGATTATTATCCGTGGGGCGATGAAGTGTACTCATTTGATCCTCCTCTGGCACGTATGTCCAATGCAAATATCCAAGTCTTCAATAATGCGGGAATTCCGTTCTCACAAGTAGACGGTCTAAATATTGTAGGAATGAAATTTGATACAGTCAATGTAGGAAGCGTCCAATTCTTTGTTACGCAGAATCCAAGTACGGTTTCAGGGGGACTTACCGATTCAAATGCTTTCTTGAACACCGATTTACGTGTCGGCGATGAAATTAAGTTCTATTCTCCAACCCTAACTCAGATCGGGTTTGATTCATCGTGCAGTCCACCCCTTGCTGCTCTTTCCCATCTGATGTCGAATAATTTTTTAGTCACCGGAATTAACTCAACCGATTTCAGTCCATCGTTTGTATTTCCGTCAAGCGATATCGGAACATCGTTTACGGCGGTACCAAAACTAACGTCGGGATATACAGGTATGTCGAATGCAGTGACGGTATTCCGAACTCTTCTTTCGACACTTTCGCAAATAAGTCTTCTTCAGTATTCGGGGGTTACACAATCAGGTCTAGGATTCATGAACAAGCGAACCTTCTCACAGGATTATCCGCTTGCTATGTTAAATTTGAATACGCAAGCAACGTTTGTCCTGCAAGTCACTACATTGGAACCTGATCCGACAAACATCAAGAAAATCATCCCGAACTAGTAATAATAGTCAGCATGGCGAGTCAGCAGACTCACGGAGAACTCTATCCTACAAAGGGAGATGATATCAATCGCTACTACGTTGAGTCTGCGATTCCAGGTGCTCCCAAGCACACTGGATTTGTCCCAAATCTTGCAGAGGAGGAGACACGGGCTACCCAGGCATTTCGTCTTTTTTCTACACATTATGAGGACCCCAAACTTGCCTACGGATCAACCTTTCAGCAGCAGGCGACTATCCGTGTCCACACACCAACTCCAGTGAACCAGGCTTTCTTCTCCGACGCAAACATTCAGTATCTCCAGGATGAAACCCGTTACCGTGTTTGGCTGAAGAGCGACAAGAAGCATACAATTGATCCTCAGCGCCTCGATGATCTTAAAACAATTATGCGTTCATACTATCTGCAGTATTCTGAGAACGTTCCTGGTCAGGAGAGGAAGGAGCTGAATGAACTGAATGAACGCGTCCTCGCTTTCTGTGTTGACGATATTCTGGGAGCTATCAATATGTATATCTATTCTCGTAATCAGATTCTCGAGTACCCCGAACAGATCAGCCGCCCGGTGAACCCCCATATTCGGGGAACGAAGGGTGCCGAGTTCAAGGCGTTCTTTTAAGGAGTTCTTTTAGATCACAACGTAGTAATATGAGCGGTCTGGTCAAGTTCCAGGATCGCATTTATGCAAAAGACCAACGCAGACTTCTCGTATGGGATTCTGCGTGGGACTCGTTTCGTCCGTGCGAACAGATTGTGTGGAACCCTTCAACTCGTCAAGTTGAACCTTTTTTTGGTCAGTACTGCTCTGAACTCTTTGATGTAGCGTATGGGTTTTCTGGGACCAAGACACAGTGTATTGAGTTCACCGACAATGTTATTGATAAGCTTGGAGAGGCTCGTGAGCTCACCGACAGCGAATTCTGGATATGGACCGAACAAAACACAGAATGGTTTTTTGATCGTCCAATTGTGATTCACCCATGTGTAAAAGGCAAGCCGTCCAGGGCCCAGTATCTGAACATTATGAATCTCCGTGCAAAGACCGCGCGTCGGATCCCTCGTCAAATACGAGGAACATTTAAGCACCGGAAACACTAAGAGATAAATGCGAGTCAATCTTATTTCGACGCACCGCAACCAGACAGGTCTTGCTCAGGATGTTGATATTCTACAAGGTATCTGGGCATCAGTGAATGAGACAGCTGTCTTTCGGCGCATTTTGATGGCGCAGCCCGAATGCCAGGAAGCAGAATACAATGTGTTTGTGGAAGTTCTGAATCCTTCCCTGTTCACCTACGCTAGGAAGAATATTTTTATTCCCAATCCCGAATGGATGTACAAGACCTGGATTCCCTACTTTCACGCAATTGATGAGATCTGGTGCAAGACACACGAGGCGGTAGAAATCTTTAAACCACATCATCCGAATGTGAAGTATATTGGCTGGTCATCTATCGCCAAGCGACCATCAGAGAAAAAGAATTTTCATAAAGCACTCTACCTCGCAGGAAAGAACATTTACCGCCACCCCCAGCTGATTGTTGATGCGTATGCGAAGGCGATTGAGAAGAACATCAAGGTTCCTGAACTTCATGTTGTCTATGATGGAACGCGCATGAATGTGAATCTCCCCGAAGGACTCAAAGATACAGTGATTCTACATTCTGAGACCCTCAAACAAGGAGCCTACGATGAATTAGTAGACGAGTGCGGTCTTTCTATCTGCTTGTCTGGAGCAGAAGGATTTGGACATGCAGTAAATGAGGCTGCATCTAGCGGCGCTGTTCTCCTCCTGAATGAGATTGAACCGTTTAAGGAGTTTGGGTACAAGGCCATTTGGGCTAAGGAGGAAAAACCCGAAGTTGTGCCCCATCCCGAATGTATGGGTGTCATTGTACGTTCAACCGTAGATGCGTGCGTCAAGGCCCTGGAGACGTATGCTGCCCTGCAGTTTAAAACACGCAAGTTAATCGGTAAGACAAATCATGCACGATTTGTAGAACGCCATGATGCATGGGTAAAGACAGCCCAGGAGTTTTTGAAGATGTATTCTACCGAGGAGGGAGACGAGTTCTCCATAGACAAGTCGGCGATTCCCGAAGAGGACCTGCCAGGGGTGACGATTGTTACACCTACCCGTAACCGGCCCGAGTTTATTGAAATCTGCGCAGGGTGTGTCGATTCCCAATGTTACCCGAAAGATAAGTTGGAGTGGATCATTTTGGACGACGGAAAGGATACGTGTGACGAGTTTGTGAAACATATTCCGTATGCTCGCCATCTTCTCATGACAGATGGAAATACAATTGCCTACAAGCGTAACCTCGGAGCTCGGGTTGCGAAACACGATATCATTGTTCACATGGATGACGACGATATCTATCCTCCCAATAGTATTCTGTTCCGGGTCTCTATGATGCTGAGGGCTAAGAAGCAGGCGGCCTTTTGCACAACCCTGCCATCCTACGATATTGCGAACTATACGTCCTTCGTGAATGTTCCACCGATGCGTCTGCCGCAGTCTATGCGAGTCTCAGAAGCAACGATGTGTTATACCAAAAAGTTCTGGGAAGAAAAGGGGTTTCCTGATGATATTAAGATTGCGGAGGGCGATTTATTCATTAAGGGCAGGGAGTCGCAATGTATGGAACTGTCGCCACAGGAAATTATTGTGAGTCTTGTACATCCAAAGACCACGTCAAGTCGCCGAGTACCCAAGGGGACGGAACCCAATGGGTGCCATTTTGGATTCACTGAGGATCTGTTCACTATGCTTTCCAAGATCGGCGAGCGTCTAAAGGCGGCGTCGGGTCCGGCCGCCACGGCGAGTTAGGAGCTTCTTACGTGAAGCTCTGTTCTTTCGTGAGAGACGACGACCGCCTTTTGCCTTCTTCTTTTTTGCTTCTGTAAGTTGTTCCTTGAACGAATCTACAATGTGGATGTAATCAATGGGAGAACGAGGATTCTTGCCTTCTTTTACCATCTGATCTACTTTTGCTTGGTGATACTTAACGGTCGCCTCCAACTCTTCTACACTAGGATCGCCATACCGAGAATCATCCGAAGTCCATCCTGTTGAACTTGATCCACGACGACGAGACATTTACTTGTTCTTAACCTACATTTTTAGCGGAAGAACATTTGTTCTACCTAAAAAATGTTATGAAGGTCTACATATTTACTCCATCTTCTTCTTCAGCTTCATGAGCTTCTTGGACAGCTTCTTGAACGCGGCAGCGGCCTTGCGGGCAGACTTGGCCTTGCGCGTCAGGCCCTTGCGGC